TTACTTTTATGACTGGTGGTGATATCAACCGTAACGTACCACAATATAAAATGTGTGCTATCACAAACTGTGATATCAATTACACACCAGATGGTCAATGGGCTACTTATTCTGATGGAACTCCAGTAGCATATACATTAAGTATATCATTCCAAGAAACAAAACTACTATACGAAGAGGATGTACGAGGAGGTCTTTACTAATGTATTTTAAGAACTTACCAAACATACAATACAATCAGAAACCGATAAGTTATCCATTCTCAGAATCTGATACGATCATTGCAAAGAATCTTTTCAAAAGGTTCCAAGTAAATGCCGACGTTTTTTCACATGGTGTATACTTTAAAAAATATACTATACAAGACGGTGAAAGACCAGATTCATTAGCAAAGAAAGCATACGGTGATGTCTTTTATGATTGGGTGATACTAATCACAAATAATATGGTTAACGCACAGTATGACTGGCCAATGACCAACCATCAGATCTATAAGACTATAGAGAATGAGTATACTGATCCTTACTCAGAGATTCATCACTATGTAATCAAAGATGATATCGGTCAGTTTAAAAAAGATGTTTGGGTAGATGAAACATTCTACAATGGAACACATAAAATATACAACAGTGATACTGGTACTTACATTTCAAAAGCAGGTAACACCATAGCACAAGCAGTTCCTGTAGCAGAACACTTCACGACAGAGAATGATAAGAAGAGAGAAATATATTTACTCAAGCCAGCATACTTCCAAATGTTTGTTAATGACTTCAAGAAGCAGAATATATATCTGAAGTCTAGTAACTACATCAATAAGAAACTTAAGGCAACTAGCTAGACTTTTTAGACAAAAAAATACCCCGAAAATTTTTCGGGGATTTCAGTAACTGAAAACTTAATTTTGTATCCTCTCCTCTGCTGGAAGAGACTCTTCCTCTTGAAGAATGTCAGGATAGATCCTCTTGTCATCAGACTCATAAGGTGGAGCCGCATACGTAATGAATGTAGTGAGATCTGGTGGTGCTGTTCCACTGATAACAGAAGCACCAGTAGCAACTAGACCAATTGATAGTGTTGTTGCTACCATAGTGGCTTCTGCCAGTTGTAATAGTTCTGCTAGCATGGTATTTCCTTTAGACACATATAGTATACCAAGAAATCAAGTGGAGTGCTCATATGGTGTGACACTTTACCAATCGTCCTCACCTGCTTGCCTTTTCAAATCTTTCACCCACTCCTGTCTACCACAGAATCCATGTGCATCATTCTCAGCATCAGCATGGTAACTGGTATGCATTACTTCTACAAATAAAAAGAAACCGATCATCATCATCGGTAACATGAACAAAGGATGTCCGAATGTTTCACAGAATTCCTTATAGTAATCCTCAAATTTCATAACTTAGGTGGGTCAAAGAGTACTGTGTCTATGTATTCTGTAGCCCATTCTTTATCAAATAACTTCTCTAGTATACCACGAGTCTTATCGTTCTTCTTCTGTTGGTTACAATACCACAACTGATCATCCAATCTCCTCACAACTTCTTCATCATCCTGAATTGAATGATTAATATCGTTGGAAAATATCTTAAGGTATTCTAATACAACACAGTAGAAATTTGCCATCTCTATATCTTTACTGAGTCTCATGAACTTACAGTAAGGTGAGAAGATATCATCACCCCACAATGGAAGTGGTCTTCTCTCACTGAAACTATGCTTGTTACTGACCTCTCTGATCTTACTATAGAAACTATCATCTACTCCAGTAACAGGAGATACATCAACGATAGCAGCAGTCACTACCTTATCAGTAGCAACGATGTCACACCCAAAGATAGGTAACTTATAGTATGGATTGGGATAGAATATAGAATGTAATATCTTTAATCCATTTAGATCTGCCAACTCCAAGTGCATCTTCCTAAGTGAAGGACACTTGTACATTTTGTTTGTGATGATCAAGTCATCCTTCTTTACTTCAGGAATAGGACTCTCTAATGGTTCTACATCAGGGAAACATTCCATCACCTCTGTTATCAACAAGGATAAATCTTTTACTAGATCAGGCATAGCTAAAAAAGAACTCCTTGATTAGTTTTTCAGACTCTTCCTTTCCAAATGAATTAGATAGGTATCCTGAGATAGGATCAAGTCTTATCATATACTTATCAAAATCTTTGTACAAACTGGTATCAGTACCAGTAGGTTTTGCTTCGTCTATCATCTTCTTGTAGAGTGAGAGATAGTATTTGAATGTTGGTAGATATACATCCACCTGTGACATTTCACAGTACCTTACAAATATATTCTCAGAGAAATGATTACCTGGTTCAAAGAAACGATAGGTTCCTTCTGCTTTAGGTAGTGGTGGTACATTCAGTACATAATTCTCTACTGGGTGCTGGAAATCAAATACTATGATAACTTTCTTCTCAAAGAAACCCATAAGATCCATCCCAAAACAAGGAAGGTTATGCCCTGTCTTAGGATAGATCACATTGTTATGGATATTTAATTTGTCATCCCAGATGTCAACATGTCTGGACTTAATAAAATACTGACCTGAATACAGGTCAGCAGTAAGATGGACATCTTTTTCATTAGTCCAGTGTGCATGTTGTTTCTCAAACTTCAGGTCAGGGAAAGTCTCAAAGACTGCTGACCTGTAGTTTTTCCAGAGATCATTACTCCTCTGCAAGTTGTCTGAAGTAGGAGAGTGCATCATCATCTTCAACTATTGATTCTTCTTTCACTGGTATGGTAGCACTTACCTTCTCTCTAAAAGAAGATGGTGCTGGTGCTGCAACTGGTTCGTACTCTTCGCTGTCAACTGTTGGAACAGTAGCACGTTGAGCAGTACCCAGAACAAGATTCAATCTCTTCTGTAAATCTTCATAAGATTTGAACTGATCATCAGCAAGGAATGCTTCTAACGAGTGTTCTTTTTTCCAGATTGCTTCCAGTTCAGTATCATCTGAACTAAGAGCAGACACAGAATCAAACTCACTGCTATCATAATTCCAGAACCCTGCTACTTTCTTGATCTTTAACTTGAAGTTCGCACCTTCCCAAAGATCAAACACATTTACTGGTGTCTCATCTTGGAACTCAGGTTGCATTGCTGCAAGGATCTTGTCGTGAATCTTCTTGCCATACTTGTACAAGAATGTCTTACCTTCGTACTCAGGATGCTTAGGATCCTTAATGACTTGAATGTTACTGTAGTATGAGAGCTTACGCTTCTGTCTACGTGCAACGTCCTTGCCTTCTTCTGATCCATCGTTCCACAGCCTACGGTTTACCTCACCTACTGGATCCTTATCACCCAGTGTTGTAAGACTGTTTTCAATGTACCAACCGCCTGGTCCTTGGAATGCATGACTGTATACCTTTGCCCAAGGTACTGTCTCTCCTTCTGGTGCTGGTAAGAAACGAATGACGGCATAACCGTTGCCGCTTGCATCAACTTCTGGTTTCCAGAAGCGTTCGTCTACTTGCCTACCACTTACTGTTTTCTCTAATTCTTTCTGTAAGAACTGTAAATTGTTGCCTGATTTTTTCTTTAAGTCTGCGAATGACATATTGTTTTAGATTTTATTAGATTTGGGGTGGGAGATTGGATTAATGTATACCAACAAGTAAGGGGCATTGCTACATTAGTAGATTTTTACCTCACTGTCTGAGACCCGACTGGTAAGTCGATTCACCTTTCGGTGCAGCACCACCTGTGTCCCATCACCTTAACTAGCCTTATGCCAGCAAGTTTGATTCAGTCACTCCCGTGTCAGGTGATCAACCCAACAAAGATAATATAACACTACTTGCTGGTCTTGTCAACTACTTGAGGTGGATCAAGTAACGGTTCTATATCTGGCACATCAGTACCAGTAATAACCATAGCAGGTACTGCTAAAGCTACTGCTGTGAAAACCAGACCTGCTTGAATCAATTCAAGTAACTCTACCATTCATCATCTCCTTGTAGATCCTTAACCCACTGTTGTCTGCCACAGAATCCGTGTGCATCCTTCTCACCATCCATATGGTATGAGGTATGCATAACTTCTACCATAAGGAAGAATCCTATACAC